CCACAATTCGAATCTTAGCTTTTCCCGATAATGATGGACAGCCGTTCAAGGAGCGGTATTTTTATTACAACATCGGAAACAACCCAGGACTTTTGGCTCCCTACCAGTTCGGAAAGGCAGATCCCTTCCAGGACCTGATCACCAAGCTCCGAAGTGATGATACGAAGGAGTCGTACGAGCTAGCTAAGAAGCTGTACCCGAAGATGCGATCTTATGCTGCCGTCATTGTTCGGGGTGAAGAAGCCCGGGGCGTACGTCTCTGGTCCTTTGGAAAGACCGTATATCAGGATCTTCTTAAGATAATGCTCGACTCAGACTACGGAGATATTACCGATGTCAACGAGGGGTTTGATATCAAGGTGAGCTGTACAAAGCAGCCGGGTCGAATGTGGGCTGAGACCTCTGTTCGTCCGAGACCAAAGTCAACAGCTTTGTCAGGCAGCAAGAAAGATATCAAGGAATGGCTTGATAACATTCCTGATCTGGACGAGATGTATAGCTGTAAGTCTCACGAAGATCTTGAAAGAATCATCAATGTGTGGCTAGAGGGGCCCAATGATACAGATGGAACTTTTCGAGGATCACAGTCATATTCCAGCCCCAAAAATGATGCAGCTCCTTCTACAAAAAGTTCGGGATCTAGCACAATGAAGGATCTAGATGAAGCCTTTGCAGATTTAGAGAGTCTGTAAGCTTGACATGACAGAGAACTGTGGGCAACAAGGCTTCTCTTGTTGCCCACTTTTTTGTTTATTGAAAAGCTGTTTCTTATAATAACACAACGGAGGCATCAATGACAAAAAAGAAACCAAAGAACCCAATGGACGAGTTTACTCATGATTTGATCAAGTCAATAAACAAAGACCATGGATCAAAAATTGCATACAATCTTGAGCACGACGAATCTCCCACACACGTAAAAAGTTGGATCAGCACCGGATCTCGACAGCTTGACTACATTATCTCCAACAGACGAGATGGCGGACTGCCAGAGGGTAGAATTATTGAAATATTTGGGCCTCCATCAATTGGAAAATCTCATATTGCAATTCAAATTGCAAAGTCAACCCAAGACATGGGAGGTATTGTTGTATACATTGACACAGAAAATGCAACAAGTGTAGAAAATTTATCTTTGCTGGGAGTTGATATTAGCAAGAGATTTGTTTATGTCGATACACACTGCACTGAGGAGGTTCTTTCCATTACTGAGTCGACTATTATGAAAGCAAAAGCTATGAACAAAGATGTTCCAATTACAATTATCTGGGACTCAGTAGCTGCTTCTTCTCCCAAGGCCGAACTTATTGGCGACTATGATAAAGAAACAATAGGGCTCCAGGCACGCGCAATATCAAAGGGTATGAGAAAGATTACAGGTGTCATTGCTAACCAAAATGTGCTGATGGTCTGTCTGAATCAGACACGTGTGAAGATCGGGGTAATGTATGGAGATCCCACTACCACTCCCGGAGGCAAGGCAATTCCTTTTCACTCGTCTGTTCGAATTAAGTTGGGAGCTGGCCAGAAAATTGAAAATAAAGAGAAGGAAGTGGTTGGCATTAATGTTTCTGCTAAAACAATCAAGAACAAGGTGGCCGCTCCTTTTCGAACATGTAATTTTGAGATTCACTTTGGGATCGGCATCAAAGAGCACGAACAGCTTTTCGATGTCTTGCGTAAGCATGGTGAGTCTGACATCGCCGGCAAGACGATTTCTGTTTCCGGATCGGGAGCCTGGAAGTTGCTGACAGTCTCTGACTCAAAAACAGGAGAAATTCTTGTTGAGAAAAAGTTTCACAAGTCAGATTTCGACAAGATCCTAGAAGATCCAAAATACAAGAGTTACATAGAAGATTTGACGGAAAAGGCGTTTGTTAAAACCCTGGTTTCTAGCTATGATATTGATATTGATGAGGATTCTTACGAGGAAGTGAGGGCAATTTCAATGGATCTCGAGGACTCTTTAGAGGGTATGTCCGGCTGATGAAAGACAATCCGATTTTAATTATTGACGGATTGAATGTTTTTATGAGACACTTTTGTGCGAACCCTTCTTTGTCATCTAACGGAGATCACGTTGGAGGTTTTTTGGGTTTTTTGGGAAATGTCGGTAGCTTATCTGAAAATTTCTCTCCCAAAAAAGTAATAATTGTGTGGGAATCGGGAGGCAGCCTAAGAAGACGAGCAGTCATGAGTTCATATAAGTCGGGAAGAAGACCGACAGCTCTAAACAGATACTACGAGGATGACTTACCGGACACCTCTACAAACCACACAAATCAGGTTTCTCTTTTAGTAAAGGCGTTCGATAGCTTTCCCGTGACTCAAATTTATGTAAGGGGTTGTGAGGCCGACGATGTGGTCGGATATTTGACAAAATATGTCTACAAAAAAGAGAAAATTGTAATAGCATCCTCGGACAAAGATTTACACCAGCTTATAGATGATACTGTTGTTCAGTGGTCACCCGGACAGAAGCGAACAATAGATAAAAAAGGAGTGATCGACAAGTTCGGAGTATCATCTTGTAATTTTGTTACTGCAAGGTGTTTTGTTGGAGACTCAAGCGATGACATCTCCGGAGTAAAAGGGGTGGGATTTAGATCTATGGCTAAGTGGTTTCCTGAGCTTGGGGGTGAGGATTTTATACCCGTCTCAGAGATTGTCGAGCGAGCAAAAGAGTTATCTATTTCCAAGAAAGGAAAGACTCTTTTGCTAATATCAGAAGCTTCGTCAATCGCTAGTAGGAACTGGAAGCTAATGAACTTAGATACTTCGTGCTTGGCAGCTGATCAAATTCAAAAAATTTTAGGACAACTTGAAAATCGAGGAAAATCTAATAAAATGGCTTTGTTGCGTCTGATGGCGCATCACGGAATGCAAAACTTTGACATTAATCGACACTTTGTCGCAATCAATTCGGTGAGGTACCGTGACAATCAAGAATGAATTTATGCGTGAGATCATTGAGAATCCGGGTGATGTTCGTCACTTTTCTCATTATGGCAAAAACTTCCAGGAAAAAATCTTTCAAGGCCTTATTTCGGATTCACAGTGGGCTAGTCAGATGATAGAGGTGATGAGACCCAACTTTTTTGACGTTGATTATCTTAGATTTTTGACGGAAAAATACTTTGCCTACTACGGAAAATACAAATGTTTTCCTACGCTGGGACTGTTAGTCCAAGTAATTAAAGAGGAATTGTCTGATGGATCTGATGATGTTCTTAGGGCCCAGATCATTGAGTTTCTACTGAGGGTGAAGGCAAATCCCAATCCAGGAGACATCGGGTATGTAAAAGATAAGACTCTCAATTTTTCTAAAAGACAGGCATTCAAGAGTGCTCTTGAAAAATCTGTAGATCTGATCCAGGGAGATAGTTTTGAAGAAGTTATTGATTTGATGAAAAATGCATTCAAGCGGTCATGATTTCTTTGGGGATATTGAGGCCCGATTTATAAAAATCAACAGACACGTTGTTCCCACGGGGTTTGATCGACTCGATAAGAAAGATATTTTTAGGGGAGGGCTTGGAAGAGGTGAGATAGGAGTAGTTACTGCAAATACCGGTGTCGGAAAGTCACACTGGTTGGTCGCAATGGGTGCAAATGCAATGAGAGTTGGAAAAAATGTTCTTCACTATACATTCGAACTCACTGAAATGTCTGTTGGCCTTCGATACGATAGTAATCTCTGTGGAATACCCAGCAACGATGTTCAGGATAACAAAGAACTAGTTCAGAATGTCTATAAAAATAAGGACC